AAATTTTCTCCTAACCTACCTTTTAACGAGATTCAAGACATTGCTCGTAGTTTAATTATTTAGACTTCCATAAATGACCGCAATTGTTGCAGTACAACTCTCTTCCCTTATTATCTTTAGTTCCAGTAACTAAAAGAGAGGCCCCACCAGTCATTAAAGCAGCAGCCATTTTTCCTTTAGATTTCTTCTTGACGGTTTTTTCTTTGTGGTTAAATACTGTGAATGGTTTTAAAAAATTTAGATTTAGAGAAGTCGACTTTTTAGTTTTTAAATTATTGTCATTAGACCATAATTGAATATTGTTAGATTTACACTTTGGACATTTAAACTTGCCATTTACTTTTCTCCTACCAGTGTAGTGATGGTGCACATTATCCAGCTCCCAATAACTGCTGAAATTCTTTTTCTGCCAAGCTATAAAAATTGTGGCTCAAATGATAACGATCTAAAAATTGATAAATATTTATAGTCTCAATTACATCAAAATAACTAATATAATCTACAATATAATCATGCATTTCTTGCTTATTAATACTGACTTTTATTTCATCTTCAAATATTTCAGCGATAGCCTCGTGCATCTCTAAGTATTCATTTTTGACGATTGACTCAGCAAGTTCAAAAGGGGCTTCCGTAGTATTTACAAACACGTTAAAATATTCGTAGCTTCCCCCGTTAGCTTCAAATATTTCCCAAAGAAGTAGAACGGCTTCACGATTTGCTCTAACTTCTTGAGGGTTAGTAGCGTCAAAGTAATCTCCACGATGATTATCTTTATTTAGGATATGTATTAATTCATGAGCGACCTCAAAAGGGGAAGCTTCATTAGAATTGAAAATCATTATCTTATTATCAACATTAACGGCTGCGGGAACCGGAAAGAATCCAACATCAACAATCTTAAACCCACATTTTTCAATTTCCTTTAGGAGATATTCTAAAAGCTCCTGTCTGCTCATAGAAACCTCCTTATTTGTCTTCTAATTGCTTTCCAAGGGCTTGTTTCATAGCTTCCTTAACTTCATCAGTCAATGGCTTACCATCAAACGAAACCCATTTGTCCCAATCAACTTTACTATCATCTACTAAATCGGCAAGGTCAATACCTTGCTTTTGTTGTTCAGTTTTAATAGATACAACCTTAGCATTTTCTTTTTTCTGCTCTTCCAATTGAGAAGAAGCTGTATCAAGTACTATTTTTTGTCTTGGCTCTTCAAGCTGTGAACTTATCTTATTTATTTCAGATAAAGTAGCAGAAACGTTTATTTTTATTGAGTCAGTTTGAGGGAAGAAGTCGTCAATTGTAATACCAAATACTTCTGAAAGTTTTATCATTTGGGGTTTCTTCGGAGATCGGATACCTACCTCATAATTAGATATAGTAGTTTTTCCGACTCCTATTTTTTTAGCTAGCTCTTCTTGACTCAGACCGAAAGATTTTCGGTAGTCTTTAATTTTATAACCTACATATTTATTGATTTGTTCAATTTCCATAAACACATTATATAAGAAAAAACCACGTTTTGCAAACTTTTTTTGTTAAATGACGTTTTTTTCTTGACAAACCACGAAATGTGGATTATAATTAACTCATAAAGTCAAACAAGCGAACGAACAAAGCAGTTGCGAAGCTTCTGTGAATGTAGTTACACGTTGTATTCAACTCAGCGTAAGTAGCAAGTTTGGCAAATAAAAAGCTCCATATCGGGGTAGTAGGAGCAATTTAATGAAATATTTTTTAGAAGAGATGTTTTGTGATTTCACGGACTTTTTGATGGATTATGAAGAAGAACATCCATATAAGTTTTCGTTAATAATTTCTATAACAGCAGCATTAATTACTAATTTAATTATTTTAGGATTTGTTTTGTTAATATCCAAGTGACAATTAATGTTATGACAGTAGTAGCTATAGATACTCCGATTGGAGTAAGTATACTTTTCTTCCAAAATATCTTACGTTCCTCATTTGTCCACTCCTTGAAATGGAATCCAAGCTCACTGATTGAAATTGAATCAATAATTTCATTACCTTCATCATCTTGTTTGTGGCAATCCTTGTAAACTAGATTGTGGTTTATCAATTGTTTTAGATAGTAATTATCTAGTCCATATGAAATTTCTGAAAGAAGTATTTTTCCATCATCGGATTTAGCGGAGCGTTTTATTAACTTTTTAAGCAACGAACGCTCTTTCTTTAAAGTGTTCATGTATTCTCCAATATAATTTTAGTTTAGTCACTTACATTATATCATGGAGTTATGATATCGCTCACAATGAGCAGGGAAGACTGGCGGACAGGTTCGATTCCTGAACTTCCCTTACTGCGTATGCAGAAAATTAAAACACAGAAAGGAGAAAAATATGGATTTGAATCAAATAAAAATAGTTGATGGGAAGCTGTTTTTAGACGATACGGAAGTAAAAGGTATTCAAAAAATAAACCTCCAAAAAGGCATTGATATATACAAAACCTCTTTGAAGATTGAAATGATTGTTGGATCGCCTTTAGATGAATTAGAACCTAAGAATCGTAAATACGAAGTGATTCTAAGAAAGGGGGATTAGTGATCATTTATATATGCGTGCCCTGCAGGAGTTATATCTGTAATGATATATGCAGTTGAAGCCAAAGTTTCTAGTGCTAGCGCTGAAATATATCCACTATTTAAAAGCTGAGAAATATTATAAAGTACATATGTTTCTGAATATCTATTTAAAGCTTTTACTAATTTAACAGAATCGATATTACCATTTAGCTTTAAGTTTGTCTCTAAATATAACATGATATCTAGAGCGCAGTTGTGAGTTAATTCCATATCACTTACCTCCATTCTATAATATTTTGGGGTAAGAACTATTAGAGGTAGCGCTTACCCTAAAGATATTATAGCATCGAGGTTAACGACAAAAACATTAAATTTAAACTACAATTAAGAAAGGAGCCAGTATGGCAGTAGAAAAAGAATTGATTGCTCTTCGAGCAGACGAAAAGATATCTCGAAAAGAAATGGCTGAACTTATTGGTACAACGCCAGAAACTTATCGAAAAAAAGAACTTGGAGAAAGTGATTGGTGGGGAGCGGAAATGTTCTTGATTGCATCTAAGTTCAATAAAAGAATTGACGATATTTTTTTAGATAAAAAGTCCACGAAAAGTGGTTTCGAGAAAGCAAGTTAGAAAGGCGAAACATGAAAGCAAAGCCAAGATATTTAAATAAAGTATCAAAACATAGAGAAGATATTGGTTCTATGATTATTAATGGAAAATATTGTGACTTTGATTCAGAAAGACTTAAACGTGAACTTTCAGAATTAGAGATAAAAGAAAACCAACAAATACTCCAAGAAGAGCAACAGTTGCAGGATAAAGAAAATTTTTTCTATAAGATAATTTCATTTGTTCTTCATATTCGATTTTCTCGGTAGTCCCTTTAGCCATTATTAAATAATCATTATTTAATCCATGAGCTATATATTTCTTGTTATTTAGGACGAAAAGTAAATCGTTTAATTCAACTTTTTTATATGAGATTTTATTACATATATCAATATAAGTATGAAACTTATGGTCACTCATTAAATTCAGGATTTCATATTCTGCTTTAGTTATCATGCAAAAATTATACCACACAAAATGAAAGGAATTCATAAATGGACGAATTACAAAATTTTAATTTTAACAATTTACCAGTACGAACAGTACTTATTGATGGTGAACCTTGGTTTGTCGGGAAAGATGTAGCCGAAATACTCGGTTACTCAAATACAAAAGATGCATTGTTGAAACATGTTGATGACGAGGATAAGCTGGGGTCGCAAATTACGACCTCAGGTCAAAAGCGGAATATGGTAGTTGTCAATGAATCTGGGTTATATAACTTGATTATCGGAGCAGCAAAACAAGGTAAAAATCAAGAAATCAAAGAAAAAGCTCGACAATTCAAACGTTGGATTACTCATGAAGTCCTCCCAACAATCCGCAAGCACGGAGCTTATATGACGGAGGCGAAACTTGAAGAAGTCTTGCTTAATCCAGATACACTCATTAGCCTTGCAACACAGCTAAAAGAGGAACGACAAGCACGACTTGGACTTGAAAAAGAGAATAGTCAGCTGAATCTCGAACTTTCTGAAGCAAATAAAAAACTTCCGTTTCTTGAATGGGCATTGCAAACAAAGGGGTTAGTAACTCCGACAATAATCGCTAAAAAGTATGGTAAAACAGCGATTTGGCTTAATGATTGGTTGCATAAACAAGGAATTCAGTTTAAACAGGGTAAATGTTGGGTACTATATAAAAAATATGATGACAAAGGGTACTCAGATACAATTTTCAGCCCAACCGACATAGATCATTTACATCCCAGTATGAAATGGACGGTTAAAGGAATGAAGTTTATTTATGAACTTCTTAAAGAAAATGGATATTTGCCTATCTCTGAACAAGGTGAAGATGGTAAAGCCAGCTAGAAAGGAAACAGAAATGACTACAATCGGAAAAGTTAAGATAGTTGAAATCGAAGATGGACCATTCATGACAGACGGAGAAATTGCTAAGTATCTGTATAAGACAGAAGTGTTAGATGAAAAAGGGAATATCGACAAAAAGTCTAATGCTTATCTTCGGGCGCAAGGTAATAGCAAAAAATTTGCTGATAATGCTCCTGATGGTTTCGTGATTGATGTTGACGGACGACTTACTCACTTGATTGCCTTCTTAGCATGGTCAATTTGGAGCAAGAAGTATCGAGGAATGTCTAGGGCGCCTAAGTTTATTGATTATTTCACAGAAAATAAAAATACACTAACTTCAATTTTATAAAGGAGTTACTCATGACCTACACATACATAGTCAACCCAGAAACGGGTGAAATCCTGTTTGACCTGGTGCACGACTTAATCACACAAAACAAACGAGCGATCAAGCTCATTGCAAAGAAATTAAATGCGGTACTCCGCTAGAAAAGAGAACAAAATGACATTAGCAGAAGAAATTACAAAATTTTCAATTGAAGTACTACAACTTGACGAAACAAAAAACAGCCCAGAAATGGTTGCAGCCATTACTGAACTGTTGAAAATTAAATTGCAAACCGTAACACTATAAAAGTATATCTGACTCTTTAAAACTAAATGCCAGAATATCCTTTCCTCGTATAATAGTTTGGCTAGAGTCTCCTTCAATGTGATAATTCGAGCTATCGATAATATCAATATCTTTTAATTCATCAAAGTCAAGTTCGCTAGTAAAAGAGTGTTCGCCCAAAAAATCTTTGTAAGTAAGTTTTTTAAAAAGTGAAACAATGATAACTTTAGAACTATTTTTATCTTGCTTTTTAGAAGAATAGTCTCTTAAAAAAATAACTAAATCCATTTTGTTGCTCCTTTCATTAATATTTTGAAATACAAGAGTAGGTTATTTGGTATTAACGGATTTGTCCTGAATTTCATTAACTCTATTATACTGCTACAAATTATATTAGTCAACATAAATTACTATATATTGTGTTTAATTATGTAAAAAACAAGAAAGGAACACTAAATGTTGTGGTCAAAGATAAAAACTAAACTTGTTGAGAAAAATATGACCGAGTATGAACTTGGGAAAGTTACAGGACTTGGCGCTCAACAAATTCATCAATTTAAAAAAAGAAATTCTGAAAATCCTCGTTGGCTAACAATGGTCAAAATAGCGGATGCATTAGACATCAGCTTAGATGAATTCAGAGAGAAAGGCAAATAATGCAAAAACAATTAAGCCAGTCGAGCTGGAAAACAGTAGCGCAAAAGCGTGAGCGAGATTCTATTGAATTAATTCGTGAAATTCGAGGACTAAGAATCGAAAAAGCTCAAGGAAAGGTGTATGAGGAAGATTCAGCAAGGATGCATCGGTTTGATAACTTCAAGTCACCTTTTACATGGAAATAAAAAAGCCCGCACTGGCATGCGAGCTAAAAGACGTGATGTGTCTTCAAAATTTTATACCTAGATTATATCACGTTTCAATAAAAATCAGAAACGGAGAACATTAAATGACAGTACCAGTAGTTTTTGAGGGGGGAATTTTACAAAATGACGAGTTATTTTCTTTCCTTAAAGAAGTTGAAAGTAAGATTCCTGATGTTGTAAACAGTAAGGATGATAAAACTTTTTTAAATAACTATAAAAAAGAAATATCAGCAACTATTAACGAAATTGACCTATCAGAAAAGAAACAAATTGATGAAATGATAGAAGTTTTCAGGGATAGAAATCCTCAAGTCTGGGAAGCTCGTTCTAAGCTTGCTGGAATTGTAACTAAGATTACTCAAATGAATAACGACTTCGATGAGCGCAGACGAAGAGCAGGATTTGAAGCAGTTGACTTAGCAGTAAATGAAGCCAATGTAGTTTATGGTCTTTCGGGAACTAGATTTGTTTTAACAACAGGTAGATTTACAAGTGTTGATGCACTAACTACAAAAGGAGATTTAAAGAAATCTATCCAGGACAAGATAGATAGTGCAGGTTTGCAAGCTCAAGCTAATTTGGAACAAGAACGACTTTTAGAAGCAGCTCGAATTGCTGAACGAGACAAGCAACAAGAGCTTGCTAAAAAAGAACAAGAGCTACGCCAACGTGAGCAGGACTTAGCTCGCCAGGAAGCCAACGATACACAAGCTATTCAAAAAGAGTTGGAACAAGAGCGTAATAGGGCAAACGCAAAAGCTCAAGCCGTTGATAATATCCAAAAATTACAGGCTGAAAAAACCCAAGAAGTTCTAACTCGACTAACAAAACTTGAAAACTTAATTGATTCAAGTAAAGAATATACTGGAGAATCTGTTTTAGGGCTTATCAAAAAAATTAAAGGACTATTAAAATGACAAATGAAATTCAAGTGACAACAGCAGAACAGTACCAAAAAGCAGCATTAAATACTTTAAAGCGTCAGATTACCATGGGAGTGAATATTCCTAAAAATTTCGATGCGGAAGGGGCTCTAGGGTACACAGCTTTAGCAATAGTCAACAGTGGGTATACAGTCTCAAAAGAAGTAATTGTTGACACATTGATAAAAGTAGCAAGCAAAGGTCTTGACCCTCGAAAAGACCAACTCTATGTTATTCCTAATAAAAAAGGGCAAGTGATGCTCATGGAATCGTACTTCGGTTACGAAAAGCTTGCTTACGACATCCCAGAAATTGAAAGAGGTAGCATTTTCGCAGAGGTTGTTCGGCATGGAGAGATTGTTGCTTTTAAAGGACGAACACTGGAACACGAAAAATCTTTTGAAGCTATTGATAACGACATTATTGGGGCTTATGCGAAAGTGAAAATTGGGGATGAGGAAATTGCTCACTATATGTCCGTTTATCAAATAAGTAAGTCTTGGTCTAAAACGAATAGTTTGGATAAAAACTTTGTTGAAGAGCAACGCCACAATAATTACGGTAAATCTTGGACAGTGAAAGTTGCGGATACAAGCAAAATCGAAAAAGGAAAGTTGACAGCTTTCAATAAAAATCAAGAAGATTTTCCAGAAGAAATGAGTAAGCGAACTGTCATCAAGGCATTACTTAAACCTATAATTAAATCTTATGCAGAGCCAACCAGTGCTGCAGCATTAGATAACAACGAAGAAGGAACAGTGATTAAGGAAGCAGAAGTTCTTGATGATGATTTTGTTCTCGAAGAGGCAGAAACGAAGCAAGTAGAAACTCAAAAAGAACAAGTACAAGCTTCAGAGCAAACCGAATCATCAGAAAATAACGAAGAATCAGTTGCCGAAGAATTACCATTGTTTTAAAACCTATGAGCAAACTGCAGTCCTCACTAATCCTGAGCAGTAGAATTAGAAATAATTCAACTTTAAGCAAGACTACCTTGGGCGGTAGTGCTCGTATTTAGTCAGCCTGAGCAAGCTTTAAACTGCTCCCGCTTTTGCGGCAGGAGGTCAAGATGGTCTATGACGAATATATGATTAAACGATACATGGAAAAATATGGTTGTGATTACGATACAGCGGCAAAGCTGTTTAATGATGATACAAATTGAAATAAAAAATAACGGGAAGGAGGGGATATGAGTAAAAGAATCATTGAAACAAGTTTTTGGACTGATGAAAAAGTCATTGATAATTATTCTCCAGAAGATAAATATTTCATGCTTTATTTGCTGACAAATCCCAAAACAACTGCAATAGGAATATATCCATTGCCGATTAAAATAATTGCATTTGACATTGGATACTCAAAAGAGAGCGTTCTGACACTAATTGAAAGATTTGATAAAACTTACAGAAATATTGTGTATGATGCAAAAACTCAAGAAATCGCCGTCTTGAATTCTTTAAAATATACTATCTCAAAAGGTGGAAAACCTGTTGAAGACATGATTAATAGGGAATTAAATGCAGTAAAAAATTCTGATTTAATTGAGAGCGTTTATAAAAGTATGTTGGATTGGTGGTCTATTTCAGATAGAAAGTTTGACGAACTTATTAAAAGTTCATTTGAAAAAGAAATATTTAAAAGAAAAGAAGCAAAAGAAAAGAATGCTAATACTAATGTTAATGTTAATGCTGATGCTAATGCTAATGCTAATACCGATTCGGTGGACGATTCGTACCACGATTCGTTAAAACCTCATAACAGCAACAACTACGACACTTTTAATTTTTCGAACGAATCGTATAGCGAATCGCCTAACGAATCGTCAAATGAGAAGACAGATTTTCAAAATTTAATTGCACTTTATCAAGAAAACTTTGGAATAGTAAAACCAATTCTTTATGACGACTTGAAAGCTGATTTAAAAGATTATGGTCTTGAGTTAATCATTGAAGCTGTCAAACGAGCGGTAAAAAGACAACGAGAATACGGATATGCACAAGGTATTCTTAAATCTTGGAATAACAAAGGAATAAAAACTCTTGATCAAGCAAAAGCTGAGGAAGTTAGTTTTCAAAATAAGTCTCAAAATAATCAGAATAAATTCCAGCAGCAAAAGCCAGTCAAAAAAGCTCCTGAATGGACCGATGAGGGCAGACTAATTAAAGCTGGTGTCGATACAACTGGAATGACTCAAAACGAAATGTACAAACTAGTTGGAGAAATGGGGTTGCGTAATGGATGACCTCAGAAAGTATTATCTTGAACTTGCTAGTATAGTCTGTGAGGGAATCACTCCAGACCATTACGACAGATGGCTTAAATGGGCCAAAGAAAATGGATTACTGATAAGCCCATGGATGTTTATTTCATCTATAACTAACCTGAGTGTTGCAGAAGTTTCAAAACGTATCTTACCTTGGCACATGGAACACGGAAAACGTGTTGAGGACAAGTACGAAAAAATAAAAATCGTTTAAAAAGGTCAATATATGAAATTTGAATTTAACTTTCTCAGAAAAGAAATGATAAATGAGAATGATAATAAGGGTACAACTTATGGTTCAAGAATTGCTGCCAATAACACTAAACAGCGTTTGAGACGGATTGCATGTCGAACAGCTCATGAGTGGCTAGATAAGTCAGATGAAGTGTTTGAGCAATTCCACGAGAAACACAGATGCGATGTGTTCGTTGTGCTATATCCTCCTAAAGATTATGTCTATGACCCGCCCAACTATTCGCCAACTTCCAAGGCGATTATAGATGGATTGACGGATGCTGGAATATGGAGTGATGATAATAAAAATATTATTCGCAGAACAAGTTTTGAGCATGGTGGACTTTCTGGAGATGCAAAGATGTGGAAAGTAGAGTTAGTAGTGAAAGTGGTGGAGGGATGAAAAAAAGCGCCTGAGCGCTTCTGTAGTTATGATTGGGTACGTAAGTAGATGATTAGGCTAAGAAATAAGATGAGCGTGCCAATGATAAAACAATTAATCATACATTTTCTTCGCGTATTCTCTACTAATTTTACCTTTTTTAGATTCTCTACTGAATCATTGATTGTAACATTCAACAGATTTTCTGGATGCATAACTAAATAATTTTTCCAGAATCTAATTTCTTTATCCGCTTTTGGTGGAAGAGCAATAAAAAATCCTAAGAGATAGAAGATAAGTCCGTATAGAAGCTGGGATGAGTATGTCAAAGAGTCGTTAATAATAAATAGTGCAACTAAAATTCCAAGAGATATCATTATTCCACCTCTTGTAATTTGATATAAATTCCTTTGCAATGGGGTATACAAGTGTAGTAGTTCATAAGCTACTAAAGATTTTCGGTGTCGTCTATAATCTGCCACAGTTCTTTCAGGATGTTTTGTTAAATATTTCATTTTACTCTCTGATGATATTTTAAATAATTTAGCAAGTACAAAAAATAATCTAATGAAGAAAATGATAGTCACTACTATGACGAGGATAAAAAAATAAGTATTGGTTAATAATTGCATAAATTCCTTCCGTGAATATATTGAATTTTTAATACTTTCTAATTTTACTATAAAAATAAAGAAAAAGGAGAAATAAATTGAAAAATAAACTACTATCGCTGGTCATAAAACTGTGTGACTGGGTAGCGAATTTAAAAGGAGAGAAATAATGTTTGAAATAACAACACTGATATTAAATATAGTCATTGCAATTCTGTTCGTTACTTGCATTCTATACTGGTTCAAAATTGGTAACAGATTTAGCAGATTAATTACCAAAATAAAAAATGACTATGAATTTGACAACTTCAACCGTTCAGACCTTGACGAGTCAGAGAATGTGTTCCCTGATAAATGACTTGATAAACATATGGATTGAACGCAAAAAATGCCCAAGCAGACCTAGCTTGAGCGAATGTGAAAAGCACTTATAAATCATCAACCGAGAGATTTACAGGCCTTTAATATTATAGCACACAGAACAATAATTCATACCAAAATAAAAATACCCGAACTGACCAGGTTCGAGCATGAGAATTTACAACTTATTATAATATTTTTAAATATTTTTGGTCAGCTATATTATATCACACACTGAGCTAGGAATCCGCTAAATAATACTAGAAAACAGGTAGTTCAAGCAACTCATCCGATTCGGTTAAACGGCCAAGAGTTTGTATGTATGGAATTCCTATGCTAGGGTGGACTGATGTAACAAATATTTCTTTGCCAGATTTATTCGTATAGGAATATTTGCAACCCCAATCTATGAAATAAGCAACCATAGCTACAGTTTCTACTACACCACTCTCTAACTTTACATGAGTAATTTTATCAGTTGATGAAGCGAAATTATCAGAAAGACGAATATGAGTGATTTTATAAACCATAAATTTCCCCTTTTTGTTTTCATTATAGACTTTATTTGGGGAAAAATAAAGCCCACGGCAATGGGCTTCGGCAAGAAGTTTTCTAACTTAATTATACCACAAAAGGAGAATTTGATGAATGGCAGATAAGTTAGATAGAATTATCGGAGATTACTTAACAGGGAGATTAGCTGCAAATATCAAAGCAAGAGAGCTTGATTTGAGAGCTAGAAAACCTAAAGACAATCTCGGAATTAGAACACAATCACTTGGAATAGCACCTCAAGAGATAGAATATTTAAGAGTTGAGGAAGATGAACTCAATGGTGTTCTTGGAAAAATGAAAAGGCAAAAAGAAATACTTGATATGTTTTGGGATGTAGAATGTAGTGACACGAAAAAAGCTTTATTACTTCATTATAAGCAAAGAATGACATGGTATGGAGTAGCTCAAGAAATGTTTGTGGGTATTACTACACTATGGCGCTGGAACAAATCTTTTAAAGAAATGATTAGACCGTATTTGTGAGTGGTAAAATCGTGAAATGTTTTTGAATGATTCAGTGAATTTTACCCCCTGTTTTAGTTGATATACTTGTATTATGAAGTAAAAGTCAAAAGCACAAAAAATCAATTAATTCGGTTTGGATATACTTCATAAAGACTTAAAAGTTGGACTAGCAAAACTGCGGTCGGTTCGATTCCGACTTTGAGTCATTCCTAAATTTAATACAGCTGTATGTTAGGAATTACAGTCAATTAAGCTGACGAGTTTATTTGATGAAATATAAAAGGAGGTCTAGCATTGAGAATTGGCACAAATGGTTTAAATCTTATTAAACAGTTTGAAGGCTGCAGATTGACAGCGTATAATCTTGGCGATGGAAAAATTACAATTGGCTGGGGACACGCAGAGCCTGTAGGTCAAACTAGTTTGGTAGCTGGTGTTACAACATGGACACAAGCCCAAGCGGATAATCAACTTATTGCAGATTTGGTAGGTTATGAAAATGCAGTAAATAATTATTTTACTCGTTCATTCAATCAAAACCAATTTGATGCGTTAGTGTCATTTGCATATAATCTAGGTGGTGGAGTTTTTGCTAATTATAATTGGAGTAAAACTGCAAGTGATAGTTGGATTTGTTCAGAAATGATTCTTTATGTAAATAAAGGTACCCAATTTGAAGAAGGTTTAACTCGTCGACGTAATGCAGAAATTGCCTTATATAAAAGTTCAGATTCCAATAACACTGTAGGTCCTGGAACAGCTTCTTGGACATGGCCATTTACGAAAGCCTACACTGGCGTAATATATGTTGATGGTCAACAGTTTGGGAATACCTCTTATCCAAGGGGACGTGGTTATTTTCATGATGGATTTGATTTTGATTCCTCAGTTTATGGACCAGATATTTTAGCTGTATCTGATGGTGAAGTGATCTATACTGGAGTGATGGGAGATGGTCTTGGTTCTGTAATCGTTCTATCAATTCCACCTTACCAGGTAATGTATCAAGAATTTTCACAATCTATGAGTGATATCTTTGTTTCAGTAGGTCAAAAGGTAACAAAAGGTCAACGCATTGGACAATTAAATGGTGGTACACATCTTCACTTAGGAATTACTAAAAAAGATTGGAGAACAGCTTTGGCGAGTTGGGATATCGATGATGGAAGCTGGCTAAATCCAATCGAAATTCTACAATCTGGGGGAGAATCCCCACAACCAAATATGGAGGAATTAAAAGATATGCTTAAATTATTTAAAATCAATACAGGTTACAAATCGCTTCAAGTAGTAAATACTGAGACATTGAAATATTTCGCGATGAATGCTGAGGAGAGTGCTCGAATGCGTAAATTCTTGTATGACAAGGAACCTCTATTCGAACCCGCAGAATTTCAAAATGTGCTGGATATTATTAAACATGTTCTCTAAAAAAATCTTTGGAGCCAGTAATGGCTAAAGCAAGTCAGGGTTCGACTCCATGGCTTGCTATATCCAACATTATCTGGGAATAATAATACTAGTACAGTTTCCGAATAATATTAATAATTCAGTGCGGTTGGAGCTGACAGCAAGGACAAGGAACGACTTCGCTATTAGAAGTTATAGAGTTCGAGCCTCTATCTTGCTATTCGAGTGCATTGCTTAATACCGATGCATGGAAAAATATTTAAATTATTTATTAGTCAGTTTACGCTGGCTATTTTATTACATGTTGTCTATTGGACAGTCTTTTATTGTTGTATTCACAAATGAGATAGGAGGGAGGTATGAAATGACAGATAAACAACGAATTTTTGCAGATGAATATTTGAAAGACTTAAATGGCACGAGAGCCTATAAAATTGCTTATCCTAACGTTAAGAAAGATTCAGTTGCTGCAGTTAATGCTAGCAAATTGCTAAGAAATGCTAAGGTTCGAAAGTATATAGATGAGCAGCTTGAAAAAATGCATAATGAAAGGTCTGCTGACGCTCAGGAAGTCATAGAATACCTCTCTTCGGTAATGCGTGGTAATTCCATTTCTACAGTTGTTCAAACGGAATTTATCGGGGACGGATTAAGTAAAACAAAACTTATTGAAAAACCACCAGATGAAAAAGAGCGACTGAAAGCTGCGGAGCTTCTAGGTAAACGCCATGCTTTATTCACTGACAAACAACAAATAGAGGTAACTGAAACTCCTGTGTTCGTTGATGACTTAGGTGATGACGATGGCTAAACTATCTGAGTTCATTCCTAAAGCATTTGCATCTACTTGGAGAGCTGCTTTAAATAGTAATATCTTAAATATTGTTGAAAAAGGTGGTCGTGGTTCAGGTAAATCATCTGACATTGCACATATTATTACTCAATTATTAATGAGATATGCGGTTAATGCAGTTGGTATCCGTTATGTTGATAATACGCTAGAGCAGTCAATCTATGAGCAAATGAAGTGGGCCATTGAAGAGCAAGGCGTAACCCATTTATTTAAGTTCAATAAGTCACCCTTGAGGATTACTTATATTCCACGTGGAAACTATATGATATTCCGAGGGGCGCAAAACCCTGAACGAATTAAGTCATTAAAAGATAGTAAGTTTCCTTTTGCAATTGGTTGGATTGAAGAATTAGCAGAATTTAAAAGCGAAGATGAAGTAACAACTATCACTAACTCACTTCTACGTGGGGAATTAGATGATGGTCTTTTTTATAAGTTTTTCTATTCATATAACCCACCAAAGCGTAAACAATCATGGGTTAATAAGAAATATGAATCATCATTTCAACCAGCTAATACTTTTGTTCACCACTCTACTTATCATGATAACCCATTTATTTCTAAAGAATTCATAGAGGAAGCTGAAGCAACTAAAGCTAGAAGTGAAAGGCGCTATGATTGGGAATATTTAGGAAAAGCAATTGGTTCTGGAGTTATACCGTTTGACAATTTACAAGTTGTGCCTGGTTCAATTACTGATGATATGGTTGCAAACTTTGATAACATCCGGAATGCAGTTGACTTTGGTTATGCTACTGACCCACTAGCTCACGTAAGGTGGCAATATGACAAGAAAAAGAATGGAATATATGCAATTGACGAGCTTTATGGTCAAAAAATAAGTAATAGAGAATATGGGAAATGGTTGCTCAAGAAAAATTATTCTAGTGATACAATATTTGCTGATTCTGCTGAACCTAAGAACATAGCTGAACTTAAGACCGAACACAACGTTCCACACATTAAAGGTGTTAAAAAAGGGCCTGATAGTGTTGAATACGGCGAACAATGGCTTGATGATTTAGATTTTATCTGTATTGATCCACGAAGAACTCCTAAAATAGCTTGGGAGTTTGAAAACATAGACTATCAAGTGGATAAAGACGGCAATCCTAAACCAAGGTTAGAAGATAAGGATAACCATACGATAGATGCTACAAGGTATGCTTTTAGTGAAGATATGAGATCGTCAAAACAAGCAACTATTACTAAACGCCCATCTTGGATGCAATAAAGAAAGGAGAAATATGGCAATAGCAATTGACAGAGAATTTGCTGGAGATATTAATAACCCAAGTTTTGATGTGATTAACTTTTGTATTGAAGAACATGCAAAAGAAATCCCTCGCTTACAAATGCTTTTTGATTATTATGAAGGTAAACCCCATAAAATAAATCAGATTCCTCGGACTACACCGCATGAGCGTGATGAGGTATTCGTAAATAACGCTAAGTATGTAACGGATATGATGGTAGGTTTTACCGTTGGAGCTCCAATCTCATATACAGCTGCAAAAGGAAAAAATATTGAGCCTATTACACAAGCTATGGATACCATGAGGATTAAAAAACATGATAAAGAACTTGAAAAAGGTCTTTCCTCAATGGGAGATGGGATAGAATTACATTATTTGGCAATAAAACCGGGAACTGAAAATACAAATGTTCCTGAAACGGTACCAAAGATAGCATGGATAGACCCAAGAGGAATGTTTGTAGTTGTTGATGATACTGTTGAACGAACTAAACTATTTGCGGTTAGATTAATAAAAAAACGGGATTTAAAACATCAAACCTTTTGGAATATCGTCGTTTATACGAGTCAAGGGACAATCACTTATGTATCGAAAACAAAGCGTTTAAGTCAAGCCAATTTAATGGAAAATCCTAAGTTTAAAGAGCACTTTTATCAAGAAGTTCCGGTAGTTGAGTTCAGGAACAATGAGGAAAAACAAGGGGATTATGAGCAGAATTTATCCCAAATTGATGGTTACAATATTTTGCAGACTGATCGTATTCAGGATAAAAAGAATTTTGTAAAAGCAATTATGATTCTATATGGCTTTACTCTACCTGAAGAAAAACCTGCTGAAATTAATGGAAGCATGGTTGTTCAAGCCCCTTCTAAAGAAGATGGTGCCACAGCAGAATTTGTTTCAAATACTTTTACTGAATCAGAAGTTCAGACATTAGCTGATTCAATATTAAAAGATTTTCACAAGACAACCTATGTTCCCAATTTAAACGATGAACAATTCGCGGGAAATATATCAGGAGAAGCAATGAAATATAAGTTGTTCGGACTTTTGCTCGTTCTTTCTATTAAAATTGGATATCTGGAAGATGGAATTATCCAGAGATTGAGACTTTTACAGAATATCTTGAATGTAAAAGGACAAAACGTAGATTCCGAAGGTACGGTTATTAAATTCAAACCAAATTTACCAATTAATCGTTCTGATATTATTCAACAGATTCGTGATTCCCAAGAATTTATGCCATTATTAGTTAGTTTAGGATGGCTTGATGACATTGATAATCCTCAAGAAATTATTGATATGATGAATAAACAGAAAGAAGAGGACATTAAATTGAATCAGAAAGTTATGGGAATTCAGTCAGAAGATAGCCACTCTAATCTCGATGATCCACCAGATGATAATGAGGAAGGCGGCAAAGATGGAAATAATAAACAGAAAGATGAAGCTAAATAAAATGGAATTTGAATTTAGTGATAAAACTATTGAAAAACTTAATATAATCGGCGAAGATTTCGCTAAACTACTAACAGAACGAGCAGCTAAAGAACAAAACGAATTGACAAAAGCTTTTAGAGCTACTGCTATAAATGGAAAATCTCTTTATGATGAATGCTTAAAACAAGGGTTCGATAAAGATGAAGCTATTAAATTTTCAGTTGGATTTCTTGTTGGTATGTCAAAATGATTACAGCCAAATTCAAAAAGAAAAACAACCAAATTTACTGGTATCAAGTGACTGGCCATGCAGGCTTTGCAAATATTGGAAATGATATTGTATGTGCTGGGGTTTCTGCCTTATATATCACAGTTACTAATGCATTGTTATCATTTGGGAAAACTTTTGAACGTGATGAAGGATATTTTATACTTGATCCAACAGATAAAGAGTTAGCAAGCCTTAAGATACTTTATGATGGAATAGTTTCAATAGCTGAACAGTATCCAGATAATGTGAAAGTAGAGGAGTGAAATGAAAGCACGCAAAAAACCTGTAGTTGTTGATGTTGTACGGTTTTATTTAAATAATCCTGAGTCTATCAACGAAGCGAAAGATTTTGCCGGGAAGTATTTTGCTGATTATCAAGAGCATTATGCATCAGACAAACGTAATTACTACATCAGAACACTTGAAGGAGAAATGAAGTTGACTGATGGGGATTACATAATCAAAGGTGTAAATGGTGAGTTCTATCCATGTAAGCCTGATATATTTGAAGCAACTTATGAAATTGTAGAAAAAACTGGCGATATAAAAATTGGTAATGTTTCAGTAAAAAATATCAAAGTTGGTAAATTAAATACTGGATACACTGAATTAAATATCTAGGAGGTTGTTATGTCTGACTACTGGCAAAAAAGAGCGATTAAAGCCGAAAAGAAAGTAAATGATGGTGCTAAACAGCTTGAGGAAGTCGTAGCGCAGGCATACAAACAAGCTCAGTCATATTTAACAAAACAGATTGCTAAATTATTTAGTCGAACTAAGCAGCAAACAGAACTGACAGATGATGAAGCAAAAAGAATGCTCAATGAAACTGTTCCTGTTTCTGAATTAGTTGAGTTTAGGAGATTAGCTAAAGATATCAGCAACCCTGATTTACAAAGAGAAGCTAAGAAGCGGCTCACAGGACTAGCGCTTAAATCAAGAATTACTCGTGCAGAAGATTTAAAAGCAAAGTCTTATCTAGCAACAAAACAAATTGCAGATGTTCAGCTTGATAAGCAGACATCTTTTTATATTGATACGATAGATGAAGCTTACAAAGAAACTACTGCTGAAACGATTATTCGTAAAGCTCAAGCAAATGCTAAGAATGGTATTGTTAAAGAAGTCTGGAATAAAAAAGACTATAAGTTCAAAGAACTATCTACTAAATCTGTGGAAAACATACTTGATAGTCACTGGCTAGGAAGTAATTACTCTAAAAGATTATGGGGAGATAATGAAGCCTTAGCCAAAAGATTAGAACAACTCTTCACGGTTGAAGCTTTAACTGGAATGAGTGAATTTCAGATGTCAAAGGCAATTGCTAGTGAATTTGACCGTTCAATCAACGTTGCTAGGCGTTTGATTCGTACTGAAGCGAATTATATGGCTAACCAAGCAAAGCTCAAATCGTGGCAAAACAATGGCGTTGAGAAGTATCAAATCATTGCTATCCTGGATTTTAGAACATCACAAATTTGTCGTCATAAAGACCATAAAGTTTTTCTAGTATCTGAAGCAGTTGTAAACGGGGCAGAAGGGACATATCCACCTTTTCATCCGTGGTGTCGCTCAGTTGCTTCAATGTATTCAGAGCGACTAAATAATATAGTACGAAAAGCACTTGACCCTATTACTGGCAAAGCATTTGATATTAAAGGAAGTACAACTTACAACGAATGGATGAATAAATTAAAATCAATGCATCCGGATGTTTCAATTGATTGATTTATTGATTTTTTTGTTAAATTTACTTATACTATAACCATCAAAAGCAACGAGGTATGTATATTATGAGTGAAGGATTTGTAACAATCTCTCAAAAGTTAAATCCAAAAGGAACTGAAAGATATTGGAGAAAATTTGTTTTTCCTAACAATGAATCAAAAAAAGTAGCTATATTAATCCTTCAAGAGCCTAAGTATATGGATAATCGGATTGAGCCAGCCTTAATATCAGCTGTTAATTTCGTGTCAAATGACTATAAACAGGTATATGTTTGTAATTTACTTCCTGTGGTCAAGAAGAATATCAGAGTTAAAAATGGTTTATCGGGATTAATGAAAGGAAATATCTGTGAAATTCAAAAAGTAATTAGTAGTGAATTTTCTAAAAGTGGTTTTCCTGTGGATATTATCTATGGTGCAAGAAAAGCTACTTCACTAAAGAATACAAAAACAGGATTTGGTTTGTTCAAAATCTTTACTAATTTCATAGAAAAAAATATTGATAACAATCACGTAGTGTTTAAAGTTTTTATTGATAGAGACAAAAATTTAGCTTATACTAGTTATGGGAAGCCAGTAAATAGCATTAGAGAGGCTACAAAAAACGAATTGAAAAACTTGTAAACCAATAAAGCATTATTCTCTATTTAAGAAAACATATAGCGTTTGTCAATGACAGGCGCTTTTCTTATGCTCAAAGGAGGGCAGAAAATGGACGAATTACAATTCACAAACAAAGCAAATGGTAGCTGACTATGCCAATAAAAAGAACGAAGCAAAAACGACACCATTAGAAGTATATGTCGTGTGGTCATGCAAGACTTTGCAGAATAACAAAGCTATGCTTTCTACCGATGCCCCAGATGGTCTCTATTATGAAGTGACTTACAACGGAGATAAGCAAGAATTTTATTTTGATGCTTATATCAAGGAACACAATCAACTCATTAAATAATACTTTTAAACCCGTCGAATTTCACGGGTTTTTCTTATGCCCTCTACTGCTCGGGGCATTAAAAATTGAAGCAGAATAAAAATAACTTAACGTGTGAGGGTTCGAAACGGAATAACGAATTAATAGGGCTTGTGTCTGGGCGAAAGCGTGGATGGAGGTCTTTTTGTTTGAAGTTAGAATGTTCATGGGTATAGGAGGAAAAATAATGAAATTCATTAAAATGTCTGGAGTTGAACTACTTAAACTTAATTTGCAACTATTCGCAGAAGGCGGAGAAGATGGCTCAGGCGCTCAAGGAGGGGGAAATGGTGCCGGAGAAGGAGGTGAAGGGCAAGCTCCCATTTCCTTTGCAAATCAATCTGAGTTTGATTCAGTTGTAGACAAACGTATTTCTAAGGCTTTGGAAACGGCACAATCAAAATGGCAAACCGAATCGGATAAACGAGTTGCGGAAGCCAAAAGTGAAGGCGAGAAACTAGCAAAGCTTAACGAAGACCAGCGGGCTGAACTTGAAAAACAACAACAAGATGAGGCTTTAGCTCAACGAGAAGCAGATATCACTCGTCGTGAACTGCGTGCTCAATCTCTTGAACAACTTGCTGAACGTGATTTGCCCAAAGAACTCATTGATGTAGTCGTTCTAACTGATGCTGAATCTTGTAACAAATCTATTGAAGGAATTGAAAAAGCTTTTCGCTCTGCTGTAGAAAATGCAGTTAATAAGCGTTTGGCATCTTCTGCTGAAAATCCTGCCGGGAACGGTGCTGCTACAGGTAAAGAATCTGTTGGTAGTCAATATGCCAAACAAGCAAACAGCCGCACAGAAAGTAAAACAACTCTGTGGGGTCAAACTAAATAGGAGGACAAACAATGTTTGTAAAACCAAAGAAAACAGTCGAACAAATTAATTTTCTAGCGAGCGCTAGATACCAAAATTTCACTTATCAAGCAGATAAGACATATAAAGCGGGAGAAGTCTACCCAGCAAATGATGCAACAGCCGTGGGCATTGTATTTAACGATGTAGTTGTTGATAGCGACACAGGATCTCAACCAGTTGCAATTGTGGTGGAAGGATATGTATTAAAAGACCGATTGCCAGTTGCACCAGCAGATGAAGCAATTGAAGCTTTGAAAGAAATTAAATTTAGATAATTAATCGGAGGAATAAAAAATGACACAAAAACTAAAAATGAATCTTCAAAAGTTTGGTTCTAATATCTTAGAATTATTTAATCAAAACGAAGTGTTGAACTATGTTGGTAACCGGGAGTACGCTCCATTGCTTGGAGAAACCTTATTCCCAGAGCGCAAAACTCCATCATTAAAGTTTGATCAACTTACTGGTGGTAGTCGTATCCCTATTGCTGCATCAATTCATGATTTTGATACGGAAGCTGAGATTGGTAGCCGTATCGCTAATAAACAAGAGCTTGAACTTAGCTTGATTAAACGTAAACTTCAATTAAAAGAAACTGATATTATCGCATTGGAAAATCCACGTACCCAAGCAGAACAAGACTATTTGATTGGTCGAGTTTATAACGATGTTGATCAATTGATTGCTGGGGTTCGTGCTCGTATCGAAGCAATGCGTATGGAAGTTTTAGCTTCAGGACAAGTTACTGTGAAAGAAAATGGCCTTAACTTTACGTTAGATTACCATGTACCTAATGAACATAAAGAAGTGTTATCAGGTACAAACCTTTGGACAGACCCAGCTTCTGACCCTCTGGGTGATTTAGAGCGTTGGATGGATGCTATGGATACGCAACCAACTCGTGCCTTGACTTCACGTAAGATCTATCGTACTTTAGCAAGTCATCCTAAAATTATTTCTGCAATCTTTGGTAAAGATTCAGGTCGAGTTGTTTCACAAGCTGATATGGATGCTTTCATGGAAACTCATGGTTACCCTGTGATCCGAACTTATGATGAAAAATATAAAGTCCAAGGTAAAGATGGTAAATATACTACTAAAAAATACTTCCCAGAAAATAAATTCGCTATGTTTAACGATGATCTTCTTGGTGAAACGCTTTATGGGCCAACCGCTGAAGAAACTCGTTTAACTCGTGACCCATCTATCGAAACTTCAATGGTCGGTAATGTTTTGGCAACTGTTTACGAGGAAAGTAAAGACCCAGTTGGAACATGGACAAAAGCTGTCGCCACTGCACTGCCTTCATTTGCGGCTGCGGATGATGTTTTCCAAGCACAACCAATTGCGTAGGAGGAGCTTAAATGTTTAAGGTGAAAGTAATTGATTTACCTGTTTTTCATAACGGTAAACGTTATTTGAAGGATGATACTCTGGAAATCGATAAGGGTCATGAGAACCCTTCTATTTTTGAAGTATTAGAAGAAATTGAGGATAATCCATTTAAAGGGGTTAAAGAAATCACTCTACGCAAAGCTTTAGAAGACGCAGAAATTGATATTCCAGATGGTGCCAGTCGTGATTCATTGATTCAACTTTTAATTGATAATAATTTGTCAATTTAATTAAAGGAATAGCTTATGGAACAAAAAAATAAAATTGCTCTAGATAAGCTACAAGAGCAACTAGAGCTGAAATTTAATATTTCTGATGGAAATGGTAAAAAAGTTTTATCAGATGACCTGTCAGATGCATTGACCGATGTTCTAGATTACTGTAATAGAGACATACTTGTTGGAAATATGGTTACGAGTGTCAAAGATTTATATATTATCAGACACAACCAAGAAGGAGCTGAGGGTGAAGCTTCTAGATCTGAAGGAGGCATTTCTCAGACTTTTGAGGTCGGTATCCCTAAAAAAATCCGTATCAAACTCAACCGATATCGGGTAGCGAATTTAAGGAGCTTACTATGAAACTGATGAAACGTGAATTAACAACGGTTTATTTGAAAAGGATAGACCCAAACAACACGCAAGATGAAGAAGGAAATGATCAAGTTAATTATCTTGCTCCAACTGCTCTTGAAATGAATGTTCAGTCCGCAAGTGGCGCTGTCAATGCCAAAATTTACGGCTCAAAGCTTTCAAGCATGAAATCATGTAAATATCAAGGTGATGAATTAAAAGAAGTCAGAGACGAAAACAGCGGTGTTTGCGTGTATGTTGATAAGGACAGTGACCCTGATTATAAAATCAAGTCGATTCAACCTTATTCTACACACATCAATGTGATGTTAGAAAGGAACGATGACATTGGGAGTTGAAATTAAAGGTTTGGACAGACTCAAAAGAAAAATTAATGCCATGCCTAAAATCTTAAATGACGCCGTAAATGATGCGACTTACGAAATCACAGAGTTGGTTCGTTCTGCAGCAGAATTAAGACTAGCTTCTAGTATGAAATTCAGTTCTGGAGAATTGATTGGAAGTTTAAAGACTGAGGTTGTAGAAAATGCGGAAGGTAAAATAGTTGGGCGTGTCTGGTCGGATAAAGCTCAAGCCATTTATCGTGAGTTTGGTACTGGTCCAAATGGGCAAGCAAGTTCTAAAGATTTACCAGAAGGGGTTAACCCGGCTTATACTCAAACTCGTTGGTTTATTCCAGCTGAGGAAGTTGGTATTGATTTGAATGAAATATATGGCATGCCTAAGATTACCATCCAAGGCAAAGAATTCTACATCACAAGCGGTCAACCAGCAAGACCTTTCTTATATCCATCATTGAAAGAAATTCTTCCGCAAATGCCTGAGATATACAAAGAGCATGTCCAAAAGAAATTGAGGGAGCTTAAATAATGGAAAAAGTAAATATTAAAGTTGCTACTGTTTCCATTTTAAGTGGTATATCTGAGATTAAAAAAGTAGCGACTGATTATCCGTCAACATGGAATGACTTTCCTACAGCTATTTACAGAACGGTTAATAATCCACATTTTGTAGATGGAAGTGGAGAGGAACTTCAAACAAAATGGTCAATCACAATTGAATTATATTCTAAAAGTAGTTTGACCACTATCGTTAATAATGTCATCGAGCAATTTGGTGATATTGGTTTTACAGGCACGCAAAGAGACGCTAACACAGCAGATTTAAAGCGTGTCGTTATTGAACTATCCGCAGTCGTGGATAATAAAACAAAATACGTTTTTTCAAAATAGGAGGAAATAAACATGACAACATTTGCAGGTCTATTATCAAAAGGAGCTGTGCTTTCTTATAAAGATGGTTCTACAACAAAAACAATTGCAGCGGTAAAATCTATCCCAGCAATGGGAGCTGACCCTGAAAAAGTGGATGTTACTCACTTGGGTTCAGACAAAAAAGCTTATATTGCAGGTATTCAAGACACTGACAATATGGAATTCGCAATCATTTATCAAGGTGATAACTTTAAAGATATTGATACTTTGGTCAAAACTGGTAAATCAGTCGATTGGACTGTAACGTACTCTGATGGCTTGAAAGTTGCGTTCACTGGTCAACCATCTTATAAATTTGATGGTGTTGAAGTCAACCAAGCGCTTGGATTTAACTTAGTAGTTGTTGTATCGTCTGGTCCTGACTTTACACCAGTATCTACACCAGCTGGTGGTGGTCAATAGTTTAGCAATTAAAGGTTAGTCAGAGTGGCTAGCCTTTTTATTTTTTATAAATATAGAAATCGGAGAGACAGAAATGACAAAAGAAAATATCGTAAAACTTCCTGGAACTAAACAATTTGAATTTGGTGGCTTAAATCTTCAATTACGCTTGGATGGTAAATCTATTATTGCGATTGAAAAACGCTTGGATGAATCACTTATGGGGCTTTTTGTAAATGGTCAAGGTGGTTTTAAATTACCAGCTACAAACAAATTATTAGTAGTGCTACAAGGTGCAAACCAAACAAGCCGAGTTTCTGATTCAGATTTAGTTAACGCTTTTGAACGTTTTGTTGAAGCAGGAAACACTACTTTTGATTTGTTCAATGCCATTCAAGAATTGCTTGATGAAGCAGGTTTTTTCGGCAAGGACAAGAAGGAGAACGAAGCGACAAATGGGGAATCTCTGGACAACGAACCAGAAGCACCGAGCGAACTCCTTTAAAAACCTACAACAATTTATCCAGCATGCTTGAGGATTTATACCCTCAGGCAGTTGAAGCTGGTATTTCTTCTACAGATTTTTGGGCGATGACTTTTGATGAAATTATGGTCCAAGTAGAAGCAAATAAAAAAAGGCATGAGAACGAGCTAAAAGAAAAAGCGGTGTTTGATTATACTCAACAAAGGCTTGGTATCTATGCTTTCAATGATCCAAAGAATTTCCCTAAATATGAAGATGCCTACCCTTTCTTGAATCAACTCAAGGAAGAAGTAGTGCAAGCTGTATCTGAGGAAGAAGAGAAGAAAAAAGCGATGCTTACTGACCAAGAAATCATGCGACAAAATGCAATGTTAATTCAGGAAACTCGTAAAAGAAAAAGTCAAAAGAAAAATTAAAAAATATTGAATAGAAAAGGAGGTGAGAAATATGGAATTAGAAACGCTAGAGATACTGTTTGATGCAAATACTGCAAAAATGGATGAAGCGCTTAGTAAAGTTTTACCTCGTGTAGAAGCAATTATGTCAAAGTTTGAAAATATCACTGGGAAGTCTATGAAAAAGACCGAAGATAATCTGAATATTGATAAAGGTGCAACACAATTTGGCAAACAGTTAGAAAAAATGAATCAAACTTTTGAAAAGATAATGGGACATCTTGAAAGTTCTTCTAAGAAGTCATCAGAAAGTATTGGAGATAATTTATCTACTGGATTTAAGAAAGCACGTCCTAAAGTATCAAAAGAAATTGATGCCATGCTAAATGAAATTAATGCAAAAATGGGTCAAGCTAAAGCCGCACAAGAAAAAGTGGCTTATCTTAAATCACAGCGTCAAAGTTCTTCAGCAAAAGGAGATGGCGGTCAAACGGTCAAATATGATGACCAGATTGCACGGGCCCAGGCATCAATGGTTAAATACCAAGACCAAGCAAAAAGTCTTGCTAGATCAATGAAGACTGAGTTTGATGCAGTTCCTTCGTCTTTAGAGCGAATTGCAAAAGTAATGGATGCCAATGAAGCTAAGTATTATACAATGCGTGAAAGTGTTCGAGCTTTACAAAAGGAATATCAATATCAACTAAAACCAGTCGGAAGTTTTGACAAAGGTTTTAAAAATGTTGATACTCCTGATTCATTGAAAACTGCTCAAAAAATGCAAGCACAGTCTGACAAAATGCAGAAGCTAGCAAGCAGTAATGATGTTCTGCAAAAGGAATATCAAAGAACAGAAGAGCGTGCAGAATCATTAAGAAAAGCGATAGGACGAATTAATTCAGTTCTTAGTCAATCGTCAATGGCAACTGGAACAGCTGCAGCTGGAGCTAGTATGACAGGTTCAGGATTGAAACAATCTGAACGTGCTGTTTCTAAATATGGCGGAGTCTTCAACCGCATGTCAAACTCCATTTCTCACGGTGCTGGAGGAATTGGAAATGGATTGAAAAATTCATTTGGGATATTGGATAAATTTGGAAATCTCTTTTCGAGAAATTCAAATAAAGTTACACAAGGCACCCGTAGTATGTCTATGGGTAATAATGCTTTTCTTCAGTCTATGAAGTACCTATTGCCTTCTTTAATTGTTTATCAATTAATTGGTGGAGCAATAAGTAAGTTAGCCGGCGGAATGATGAGTGCATTGAAAACAAATGATCAGTTTTCTAACTCGCTTAATCAGATTAAAGTCAATTTGATGACTGCATTCTATCCAATTTATAATGCAATTCTTCCTGCCATTAATGCAATGATGAGCGCAATTGCCACATTAACTGGTCAATTAGCTTCGTTTATTGCCGGGTTATTTGGAACTACTTATCAAGCTGCTAAACAAGGCGCAAGTGGTTTATATGATAACGTCCAAGCAATGAATGATACAGGTTCATCAGCGACTAAGGCAAAAGACAAGGTCGATAAACTTCAACGTTCACTTATGGGCTTTGATGAAATTAATCGTATTGGTTTGCAAGACAAAACTGATGATGATACTGACAAAGGCCAAGATACAAAGGCTCCAGGAATTGATTTTGGGGCTGCGACTGGTAATTATTCAACTCCTAAATGGATGAAAGATATGCAAGCCTTGCTTAAAGATTTCTTCAAACCTTTCCAAGATGCATGGAAAAACCAAGGTCAAAAGGTTATTGATGCGTGGAAATATGCACTTGGAGAAGTTATCGGTTTAGCAAGTGCTATCGGAAAATCCTTTATGGAAGTCTGGACAAATGGTACTGGCCAAAAATTCATTGAAAATCTATTAATTTTACTTGCGGATGTGCTTAACATCATTGGTGATATAGCTAAAGCGTTTAAAGATGCCTGGAACGAAAATGGTAGAGGAACTACCTTAATCCAAACTATTTTTAATATGTTTAATAGCATTCTTGAGCTATTACATTCTATAGCAGGTGCTTTTCGTGATGCTTGGAATGATGGAACAGGAGAAGTTATTGCTGCAAATCTTTTAGAAATATTTACAAATATTTTTAAAGCGGTAGGAAACATTGCTGACCAACTTAAAAAAGCATGGGATCAAGGTGGAGCTGGGAAAGAAATTTTCTCTATTATTTTAGGGATTATCAATGATTTGCTTACACATATTAATAATATGGCAAAAGCTACAGCTGATTGGGCAAAGACCTTGGACTTTACACCATTGCTTAATGGAATTAAAAAGTTACTTGAAAGCATTCAACCTCTCTCTGATAATATTGGAGCTGGGCTAGAATGGTTTTACAAGAATGTACTTTTGCCATTGGCCGGGTTTACTATTCAAGACTTGATACCCGCTTTCTTACAAGCTTTGGGTGGGGCAATAGATTTTGTAAACGGAGTAATCGAGGCCCTTAAACCAGCTTTCAAATTTTTCTGGGATAACTTTTTGAAACCAGTCGCTGAATGGACTGGCGGAGTAATTGTTGACGTCTTAAAAGGGCTCGGCGATGTCCTTTCAACTATTGGTGATTGGCTATCTGAACACGGAAAAGGTTTTTCTGATTTTGTAATTACTCTAGGAACTTTTGCTGGGGTAGTTGGTGGAATCATCGCAGTCGGTACTGCAATCGAAACATTCGTAGGCTTCCTTGGAGGACTTGCTGCGATTATTACAGGAGCAGGTGGCGTAACAGGAGCTATTGGTTCTCTTGTAACAATACTTGGCGGTCCAATAACAATAGCTATTGCGGCAGCAATTGCGGTTGGTGTTTTATTGTATAAAAACTGGGATGAAATTAAAGAAGCAGCTGCAAACCTTGGAAAATGGATAGGAGAAAAGTGGGACGATATCAAGAAAGCAACTGGCGACGCTTGGGACAACGTAAAGAAGGCAACGTCTGATAAATGGAATGAAGCCAAGAAATCAATAAGCGATACGGCCGATTCAATTGGTTCTAAAATATCTAACAAATGGAACGAGATAAAAAGTGGTACTGGTAATGCATGGGATAATGTGAAAACATCAGTTTCAAATGCTGCCAACAATGCAAGAGATAATGCTTCAAATGCATGGTCGAACATGAAAGATAGAATGGGAGGTTATGCAAATTCTATTAAATCTACTGCCAAAAGTGCGTTTGACAATGTTGCTTCATGGGCTTCTGATATGGGCAAAAAGATTGGTTCAGGTCTTGAAAATGGAGTAAATGCAGTCAAAAGAGGTGCAGCCGCAATTGGTAATGGTATTGCTGGGGTAATTGGTAGTGCAGTTAATGGAGTGATTGACGGTATTAACTGGGTACTTGGTAAAGTTGGTTCTGGTAATAGATTAGGCCACTGGAGTGTACCAAGATATGCTAACGGTACTGAAGGTCACCCAGGAGGACCAGCATTAGTAAATGATGGTTCAGGTAGTCAATGGCAAGAAATGTATCGAACACCCGATGGTAAAACTGGGCTATTCCCTAAAGTGAGAAACCTCATGGTTGATTTGCCAAAAGGAACCCAAGTTTTGAGTGGTGCTAAAACTGCAAAAGCAATGTCAGGAATGCCCGCTTATGCAAATGGTATCGGTGACTGGATGGGCGAGAAATGGAATCAAGCCAAAGAAATGGTTGGCGATATTTGGGACTATGCCACCCATCCAGAAAAGATTTTAAATATTGCAATAAGCAAGTTTACTAATCTTTCTCAAGCAGTTGAACCTGCGTTATCTATTGCGACTGGTGGGATATCTACTATGGCTAATGGAGCGATGGGAATGATTAAAAAGGCATTCTCAGAAGGCTCAGAAAGCCCATCAGGTACTGGTGTCGAACGTTGGCGACCAGTTATTAAAAAAGCTTTGTCAATGAACGATGTATCAACTTCTGAGAACTATGTCAATGCTTGGCTAAGACAAGTACAAAGCGAATCAGGAGGTAATGAGAAAGCTGTCCAAGGTGGATATACAGATGTGAATACTTTGAGTGGCGACTTAGCCAAAGGATTGTTACAAACCATCTCGGCCACGTTCAATGCAAATAAATTCCCAGGTCACGGAAATATCTTTAACGGATATGATAATGCACTCGCTGCAATTCATTATGCATTGGGCCGCTATGGTGACCCTGGTATGCTCCAAGTGATTGGGCATGGACACGGTTATGCAAAAGGTACGCCATATGTTCCTGAAGATCAGTTAGCAATGATTCATGAAGGAGAAATGGTTGTTCCTGCTAAATATAATCCATATAATTCTATCAGTGATTTCAAATCATTTGAAACTTTGCAGTTGCCTGAAATGTTCACAGACAAACCGACTGATTACAGTAATTCTGGAAACTTTGTTGGGGGTCAAGATGTTTCAAGCTATGGTTTGGCAAATATGAATGGTTCATTAACAAATGCCATCATGTTGCTTGTTCAATCTTTAGGCGCACAAGCGAGCCAAACTTCAAATGGAGATATTGTGATAAATATCGGCGGTAGAGAGTTTGGACGAATTGCAGTTTCAGAAATCAACAAATATCATCAACAGCTTGGGTACACTGAGCTTAACATTTAGAAGGAGGGATTATGTCTGCCGAATTACAATTTAATGGAGTGACGGTAAAAACTCCTAAAGAATTTAGCGTCAGTATTTCAACAATTGACGCTGACTCCTCAGGGAGAAACGCAAATGGAGAAATGGTAAGGGATGTCATTGCTCAAAAAACTAAATTAAACATCAAATGGGGACCGTTAAGTGACTCGGAAGTGTCTGATATTTTGCAAAGAATTAATCAACCGTTCTTCGTAGTAATCTATCCAGACCCACAAATCGGAAGACAAAGAAGTAAAACTTTTTATGCTGGGGATTCTACAATGCCTTCTTACTCATGGAATGATAAGTTTAAAGCAATGAAGTGGGAAAACTTATCTGTAAACCTGATAGAAAAATAGGAGGATAAGAAATGCTTACTGTCTCAGATGATTTTAACAATGCCATGAAAGCAGAGAATCGAAGGTTTGAGATTCGAATAAAAGTTGGTGATAAAATTTTTACAAAAAATGATATCAATAGTTGGGTATACAGTGGCGGCTCTATTTCTGGTGAAACATTTCAAATAGGTTCAACATTTTCAAATTCTATAAAAATAGAATTTTGTTCAATACTTGATAATATTAGAGAGCTGACAGAAGTCACTGTAGAAGTCGGAATAGCAACCTATGATGCAGATTATCATTATGATAATATCTCCCCTGAAAAAGTGGGAAGTGCAAGAGTGGGCTATGCTAAATTGATTCATTATAAACCAACAGTTTATGAATATGTCTCCATTGGAATTTTTTATGTTACTAAGTGTGACCCAGATAGAAACGAAAATAAAACGACACTTGAAGCAAGTGATCGTTTTGTTTTTTTGGAAAGTGAATATGTTTCTGAACTGACCTACCCTGCTTCTATTCGAGATGTTGCGATAGAGATTGCTAACAAAAGCGGTTCAGTCATTAATGAAACCAACTTTTCGATGATTAGCACCCAAAAAATAAGAAAACCTGAGGGTTATACTTTCAGACAAGCAATAGGTTTAATCGCTCAGCTTGAAGCAGGTTATGCAAGGTTTAGCCGCACAAATCAATTGGAAATCATGCAATTAATTGACCCTAAGTTTGCAGTTTCACCAGCAGAATATTTTCAAAAGGGGCTAACAAAAAATGAATTAATGTACAAAATTGGTGGTATCTCTTGTACAGTACCTGTTCAAAGCGAGAATAGCAGTGAACAAGTCACTTATACGGCTGGGAGTAATACTGGGCCACAGATTGTTTTAGAAAATAAAGTAATGACCCAAGATTTACTTGATAATATTTATCAGAAAATCAAAGATATCAATTTTTATCCTTTTACTTTAAATTGGAGAGGCAACCCAGCTTTAGAAACAGGGGATTGGCTAACGCTTACTGATAGAGATGGGACGCCATTTAAGACTCCTAATTTAAGCTATATTCTAACTTTTAAAGGAGGGTTGACAGCAACTAGTTCAGCTAATACCAACTCTTCAGCTCAAACAGTCTCAGCTTATTCTCCACCGCTTAACCAAATTATTAAAGAGATTAATTCTCGTGTTGATGCAGCGGGAAAAAATTCAGTCTATGATGGAACAGAAGAACCTCCTTATCCCAAAGAAGGAGATATTTGGTTCAAAAAGAATGGCCCAGATGATGAAATATGGGTTTATACGAAACTCGTGGACGGAACTTATGATTGGGTGCTTCAAACCTCTACTCGATTACCAGATGATATACAAGAAAAAATTGATAATTCCGTTCCTTCTGATGAAATTGTAAAAACAATCAATTTATCACAAGAGATGGATGGTAAAGAATGGTTAAAGATAACTGGTGCCAAAATCTGGTTGACAGATCAAACAAAAATAGATGATGCCATCATTCAGGACGCTATGATTGGAAGTCTTAGCGCCTCGAAAATCAACGCTGGAACTTTGAATGCGGCAACAATAGATGTAATTAATTTGAACGCTAAATCTTTGAGCGCAGGGACTATTAGTGGAAGAAATTTATCTATAAATCTTGACACTGGTGCCGTTCAATTTCAAAAGGGATATATTGCTGGTGCAGATAATCTAATTCGCTTTGATTTAAATAACAGCTTGTTTCAGTCATTTAGTTCTGGAGGTTCAGGATTTAAAGTTCAATACGGAAGATTTACCTTTTATGATGTTAATCAAACAGAAATAGGTTTCGTGCAACCTTGGGCCTATCAAGATAATCCTGGTATTTATTTAAAAGGTGCAAAAAATCTAAATTTGGAAGGTGATACTGTTAGTATACAACTTGGGACCACTACATATGGGACAAATAGAATAATAATGTTTGGGCGAACTACAATGGTAAACCAAGCAGAAATCTTTGGTAAATTAACCGTAGGTGGTGATTTAAGTGTTATTGGCTCAAAAAATGCGGCTCATGTTACGAGGGATGGCCTCAGGTTGACGCCAGCTTATGAGACAGCAGAATCCTATCTAGGAGATATTGGGACTGCAGAAACTGGCGAAGACTGCACAGTCGTTATTCCTATTGAAGAACATTTTTCTGATGTTATCAATACAGATTACGAGTATCAGGTCTTCTTACAAATTTATGGAGAAGGTTCTATATGTGTTGTATCGAGAGACAAAACTAATTTCACTGTACAGTCATCCGTTCCTAATCTTCCTTTTGCATGGGAAATCAAAGGTAAGAGAAGAGGCTACGAAGATGACCGACTGATTTTAACTGATATGAAATTTGAAGAAATAAAGAAGCTTGAAGAGCGAAATATATTGGAGGAAGAATGAATAAAGAGATTGATGCAGAAAAATTAGTTAGTAAACTACTATCTAAAATTGCTCAATTAGAATTAGATAATGCCAAACTGGCGGTATTAGTTGAAACTTATGAGCAAGAAAATTCTAAGGAGGTTGGGAAATAATGAGTTATGAAAAACAAACCTGGAATAAGTATGATGAACTAAAAACTGAAGAAGAGAATATCGAAAATGGTGCGGTTGTAACTGATAATCGTATGAATCATATTGAAAATGGTATTGGAGACAATAATACTAATCTTGCTTCGCATCTTGCGAATACAAATAATCCTCACAAAGTTACGGCTGCACAAGTCGGGCTCGATAAGGTTGATAATGTTAAACAAGCTTCAAAGGCAGAGTTTGATTCTCATACAAGTGATGCATCTAACCCACATAAGGTTACTGCCTCACAAGTTGGTTCTTATTCTAAAAGTGAATCAGATGACAAATTAGCAACTCAGAAACAAGCAATGGATTCTCATGTCAATAATAAAGCTAACCCCCATGCAGTAACCGCAAGCCAAGTTGGGGCTTACTCAAAACAGGAAATAGATACAAAGTTATCAAAGGCTGTAATGGCTGATGATTCTGGAAAAGTTATTATTAAGGATTTAGTGGCTTCTAGCATTACATTACCTAATGACACTAACGGATGGATCACACTTCAAAACTTGCATTATAAAAAGAAAAATGGACTTGTTAGTTTTTGGTTCGACTTCACAACAACAGCATCTGGAACTGCTATAGTCGGTACTTTCCCAGATGGATTTATTCCACCTAATGACGTCATGTTTGTTATTGTCAACTGGACTACCACAACGGCATCAAGTAAAGTTTTACAGTTAACAGGATTGAACAGTAGCATAAATACTGGTTTAGTTGGTATTCTAAACGCTGCAGCAAATACACGATACACAGGCCACTTTACATTTTCAGTATAAAAAGAAAGACAAAAAATGATTACTAAAGGATTCTAATTACAGTTTAAGTATGATATTTAGAAAGAAGGAGTAATGGAGGAACAAGCATGGAGAAAAGTTCTCGAAAGATTAGCTCGAATTGAAACAAAGTTGGATAACTATGAAACAGTTCGAGATAAAGCAGAACGAGCGCTTCTTATAGCCCAAGCAAACGAAAAACTTATAGAAAAAATGGAAGCCAATAATAAGTGGGCTTGGGGCTTTATGCTTACTCTTGCCGTAACTGTTATTGGATATATAATCACTAAAATACTTTAAAAGGAGAAAGAACATGAAAACAATCGACAAAGGAACACTTACACGTACAATCTTACTTTGGTTGGCAATTTTAAACCAAATTTTAACAGCGTTAAATATGAACCCGTTGCCTCTTGATGATAATACTGTCAGCACAATTATCACAACAGTTTTTGCACTTTGGGCTTGGTGGAAGAATAATGACTTCACTCATGCGGCCAAAAAAGGGACTGAACTTACTAAAAGTTTAAAAAACGGAGATAGCATTCAAATAGTTAAAGCATCAGATGCTGACCATGAATTCACAGAAGGAGGCGAATAATGCCAAGTATTGAAAATATGATTGCTTGGATGCAAGCACGAAAGGGTAAGGTAACTTACTCAATGACATCACGAATGGGTCCGAACAGTTACGATTGCAGCTCATCAGTTTTCTTTGCCATGATTGCTGGTGGTTTTCTATCAGCTGGCTCAATGGGAAATACTGAAACTTTGTTTGGAATGTCAGGAACAAAGCTCAAAGAAATCAGCCGTGGAAAAGTACAACGTGGGGATATTTTTATCTCAGGGACTCCAGGAGGTTCGGCAGGTTCTGACGGACACACGGGTATCTTCCTAAGCAATGGATCATTCATTCACTGTTCTTACACTCACAATGGAATTGCGGTTGATACGAATGATGCTTATATGAGTACTCGCTTACCACATCACTTTTATCGAATTGTTGGCTCAGGTTCAGGAAATACTGACAATAAGCCACAAATGGTTACATTATACCTTGATGGTCAATTTGGAAATGCGACTGCTAAACGACTTCAAGAATACTTTGATACGGCTGGTAAAGATGGAGTGATCAGTCACCAGTGCAAACAAACTTTCAATCAAAATATCTATGCTGCACAATTTGATTCATCACTGACAGGTTCAAATGTGGTTAAAGCATTGCAAAAATTCTTAGGAATTCGACAAGATGGATTATTTGGCCAATCTACAATTAAAGCACTACAAAAATATCTTGGAACAATACAAGACGGAACAATTAGCCCAGTTTCTGATTCTGTGAGAGAACTCCAAAGACGATTGAATGCGAATAAACTATAAAATTAACCCTGACTTCGGTCAGGATTTTTTTGATATCCTTAAGGGAAAGTTAAGAAGTAAAATATAAGATAAATAACGTTATTATAAAAAAAGAATGAAGGTTTTTAATGAATTTCAAAAAGAAAAGTTTGGTTATTACAACTACAATTATTTTAGGGGCTACGTTAGTAACTCTATCAGGATGCTCTAGTAGTAATAATACGGTGCCAAACAAAGATATTGTGACAATGAAGGGAGATTCAGTAAAAGTTTCTGATCTTTATAAAGAGTTACAAACTTTCCCTAACATATCATCAACTGTTTTAGTTCAAAACCTTACTTTTGATAAGATATTGAGTAAAGATTTTGCTAAAGAAGCTGATGATAAGGCGCTTACTAAACAAGTAAATGCTTTAAAATCTCAATACGGAGATCAATTTTCTTCAATGCTTCAACAATCAGGGTTAACAAATGAGAACTTAAAGGCATATCTTCGTACAGGAATGCTTGAACATGCAGCAATTGATGATGATATCAAAAAAACTCAGTACACTGATGCTAACCTTGAAAAAGCTTGGGAATCTTATCATCCAGATGTAACGGCCTATGTTGTTTCTGAAACATCAAAAGATGCAGCAACAAAAGCGTTGGATGCCGCTAAAAAAGATGATGCTGGTAAAGCAAGCTTTGAAAAAACAAGTGCTGAAAGCAAAGTGACATTTAATTCAACTTCAACAAGTGTTCCTGCTGAAGTTCAAACAGCTGCGTTCAAATTGAAAAATGGTGAGTTTTCAGATGTCATTGAGTCTACAAGTTCATCAACAGGTGCAACCTCTTATTATATTGTTGAAATGGTAAAAACATCTGAAAAGGGAACTGACATGAACAAGTACAAAAAAGAACTTCAAAATGTTATAAAAACTGAAAAAGAAAGCGATACTACATATAACAACAGTGTCATTACTAAATATCTTAAAAAGAATAATGTAGAAGTTAAAAATAAATCGTTCTCTTCAATCTTTTCACAATATTCTACAAGTACATCACAATCATAATATATAATAAAACCCTGGCTTCGGTCAGGGCTTTTTTTAATATAAACAAATAATCTTGCGTTTTTAATTTAACAATGTTAAAATAAGTTAAATAAAATTAAAAAAGGGGATTAAATGGATTGGTTTTTTAATTTAGAAAAAGAAGAACAAGAATTTTTAAAGAGGTTTATTCTTGCTTCTGGTTCACTTAAGCAATTGGCAAAAGAGTACGAAGTAAGTTATCCTACTGTTAGAATCAGAGTAGATAAAATTATTGAAAAGATAAAACTGTCAGATAATAACAGGGACACTTTCGAAATTAATATAATGCAGATGGTAATTGATGAAAAAATTTCTTTAGACTCTGCTAAAGAAATAATTAGAAAACATAAGGAGAGTATCGATGGATAATTTAATAGAAATTTTAATAATAATAGCTGTTATAGCTATTCAAACATTTTCTGGGTATATTGGAAATAAATATCTAGGGTCTGTCCTTCCTATAATATTTCTTGGCTTTATAGGTTTCTTTTTGTATAAGGGAGCATTAGGATTTAATTTTAAAGATATAATTATGCCATTCTTAGGATTTTTCGTACTTGTTATGATATATGAAGGCGGAAAGGAAACCAAAAAGAATAAAATAAAAAAAGAGCTAGAGAAGATGAAAGCAAAAGATATTTCGAATAAAAAGTAGTAGATGTTTTCAACCCCCGCTTCGGCGGGTGTTTTTTTGTATATTATAAAAATTTTTAAAGAAATAATGAAAATCTATTAACTTTATTGTATAATATAAAATATTGGAGGCGCCATTGCACTTATATCATAGTACACCAAATAAAGAAGATATTATAAAAAATAAAAAAATAAATGTTAATAAAAAATTTAATTATACGAAATATTTAGAATACATTTTGGTAAATAGCCACTGGATGAAAACACCAGATCAATTGCCAGGTAATTATACAAAATTTGGAGGAAGTGCTCCATTTATGGGACATGGAATTTATTGTTTTGATAATGAGAAGGATGCGCTGGACTATCAAGCAAATAGTGAAGTTGTTGATATACATTATCAAAACGACTGTAGCAAAATGGATTTAGATGATGAAATGGTATTGTTATCCATTTCTAATTACTTGGATGAATTGGAATATAAGTTTAAAGAAGAGTGTACTGATAAAGAGGTGCTACCTGGTTGGTTACATTTGATAGCGTTACTTAAGCTTTGCTTATATGATGAATTTAAAACTAGTGAGCCTGCAGTTGGGTTAATTCTATTTATTTTATGTTTTTATAAAAAAATAAATAGATCAGATTTACTAATTAGAAGTTTTTATGTTAAAATAGGTTTAGTAGATGAAGAAGTAAACAAAAAAAGATACATTTTAATTTCTAATAAAGATAAAATAGAAAAAATGTGTTAAAGCAACTTCATTTAGAATACTAGGAGAATGTGATATGGCTCAAAAAAATAATAGTTATTCTTTTGATATTAGTATTGAAGAAGTAAACTCTATTTTGTCAAAACATCCACAAAAAAACCAGATTAGTTACGAATACTTGTTACCAATAGTTGAAGAGAAAAAAGCTGAGTTTATTTCAAGAATGATTTCAAGAATATTCGTCAAAAGGATAGAAGAAGTAACAAAGGTAGAAGAAAATAAGAATTTTAAGCACACTGCCCATCCAGAACTTTGTCTCAGAGGGACTGTACTTTCTGAGATTGGTAGTAATAATAAACCTATAAATAACGAAGAGGTGACAGAAAAATCTGTCACCTCTTCGTTATTTATGTTATAATTATAAAAAATACTGAAGAGGTAATTGATTTGAACGAGCCAGTTATATATTTTAATGGTTATAAGATAAAAAAATATAACTATATTTATAGAGATGAAAAAAAAGAAATTATTGATGGAAAAACTCCTTTCAACATGTCTGTAAGTCCTTCAATTTCTAGTGATTTGAAAAAAGGGCATATTATAGTGTCCGTGAAATTAGATGCTGAAGATTTTTTTGCGGAAATTGATGTCGATGCTGAATTTAATATTAATATTGATGAAGAAGAAAGCATTGAGAAGTTTTTGGTAGTGAATGGAACAGCTATAGTTTTTCCTTATATACGAAGCATGGTATCAATGTTGACAAGTTTAGATTCTGAAAAAGCGTTTATTTTACCTACAATTAATACAATGGATTTATTTTCAAATAAGTAATATCTAAAAATAATGTTCTGCCATGGTTAACCACTCGCCCTCCGGGGCGTTTTTCTTTTGCCATTATTATGATATAATTTTCGTAAAGAGAGGAACAGCTTATGAAAAAAGGTAATATGGGGTTAGGAATTGGAACAGGTTTGTGCTTAGGAGTTGCCTTTGGCATTATTTTTCATAACTTAGCGATGGGTATTGGTATCGGATTGTTATTTGGGCTTGCTTTTGATTACGGAAAAAAGAAATAATGCTAAATTTCGGAGTACTTTTGTTTTGTTTAAGGAATCGGAATTATAATATCCACATTCCAATATAAAATTTTCATAAATACTCCAAAGCGCCTTACTCCAATAGGGCGCTTTTTTTGTGTTGACAACTAGAGAACAATATCGTATAATGAAACTGCTTACAAAACATTATAAATCTTCAAAAATTGTTTTGAAGATTATGCTTGGACGAGTTACGGTTGGGTCGTCCTGCCAAAAGCCATTCTTCGGAGTGGCTTTTTTATTTTCCTTAATATTTTTGTCAATACAAAATATGCTATAATATAAATGTCACTCCCTCATTGAATTGAATAGGTAGCGAAAAAGTTCAAGGTTAAGCTTGATAATTTCACTAAGATATCAAAAGCAGAATTTATGGGATTGGAATTATAATAATATAACTTTACTACATAATTAGGTAATAAGGAGAGAAATTTGATGGATGATGATGATGTAAAAAGAAATATATTAGTATCAATTTTATTTTTATTTTTTGGTGTGGCATTTATTATTGTTGATATATTTTATTTAGATTCTACCGTAGATTTTTATCAATGCCTGATGGTGTTGTGTGCAATGGTTATTTTCGGTCTCCTCTTAATAGAATCTTTTAAACAAAGAAATAAGAGAAGAAAACTTCTTCAGGACCTTGACGATGAATTAAATGATGAATTAAGAAATACAAAATAAAGTGAGCAACAATCTGGAGATTCGGTTCTTTAACTCAGTTGGTCAGAGCTAACGTCTCATAACCGTTCGGTCGCTGGTTCGAGTCCAGCAAGAACCATGGATTATATTTTAAATTACCCCTGACTTCGGTCAGGGATTTTTTTGTTTAATATGATAGACTTAATGTAGAAATGGGAGGTAAAGATGTTTAATTTCTTTTTTGGTCAAGGTATGAATACTTTTTGGGGTGCCATAGGAGCCTTTGGTACAGTGCTAGCATTTGCTGTAGCATTAGGGCAGTTAGTGAATCAATCTAAATATAAAAATAGGTTATTAGAAATGGAACAAGCATCTGAAGTATCATCTGGATGGCTAGTTGATGAACGGCCAAATATTTCGGAAGAAGAAATGCGACAGGTTAATGGGATTCCTTCCAGTGCTCGTTTAAATAATAATTCTTCTCTTCCTATATATAATGTTTTTTTGTTATCAAGTCATTTAAGGGCATCTGAAAATCCTATGGATATGGGAATTTCTCACTATAAACATTTTGACATAGTGGCTCCTGGGGAGAAAAATATCATAGTTATGACGGGAGGATCTGGAGCGGGAGACCATCCTGCATTAGCTATGCTATTTAGCGATTCTAAAGGGATTACATGGCTCAGAACACCCAAAGGACTGTTGATTAAAATGAAGAAAGAAATGGTAAATGAGTTCTTGATGGTATATAAGATAGATGGAGGGCCATATGGAAATGGACAATCTGTTGAAGTTGGTAAGCCCTAATCACCGCTTCGGCGGGTGTTTTGTTTGTGTTTTTGTTTGACATTTTTCTTCAAAAAAGGTAAACTATTAACATCTACCCGTTGTTGTTAATAGCAATTTAGAAAGAGGAATGTATGGGAATTTTAAAGAATCACCTAGTTAAAGAATGTGATCCACGACTGCCAGGATATTTGTCACATAGCGTTAAAGAAGCTTACCGAGTTTTACATGATTTGATCAATGCAAATCCTGTTTTAAAAAACAAAGAAATGAGATACGCTTATGGTCATATCAGAAAAGCTCTTGTTGATACTTCTATTAGGATTGTACTTGAAAACTCTGATATTCCTTGTAAAATCGAACGCAAAGCCGTTTCGAGTATAAAAAACGGATATGAACATACAATGTTGGAGGTTAAAGGTGCAATAATTTCTCCTTCTGTAACTAGAAATAAAAAGGCTTTACCTAAAAAAGCCTTGCATAGAAGTACTAATAGTATAAAAAATGCTCAATTCGACTTATTTCATACTGTTGAAGACCTAAATGAGAAATATGATGAAAATACTCCTCCCTATATGCTATTAACTTATGGAGATAAAAATTATCAATTACAATATGTTGAGCTGGGACTTCCTGATATTTCAAGTGAAAGATGGATTGAAAAAGTAGATATAACTCAATCTTTAGTATTAGTAACAGATAAGAGCGATGAATCTACCATCCAGAAAGAACTTGATTTGTCATTGACAGCCCTGGCAGAAGAACTTCTTAGAGGTGCTCAAGATGGAACAGAAAATATTTAATCCGGAAAAACTAAAAATAGCTAGAGTAGCTAGAGGATTAAGCATTAAAGATTTGGCAGAACTTGCTGGTCTTTCACGACAAATGGTGTCTAATTATGAGTCAGGTAGAAATACTCCTAGCGGAGGAAGTCTTCTTTCTTTAATTAATGTGTTGGAATTTCCTTATAATTTTTTCACAAGTGAATCAAAAAGAATATATAGAGGAGCTACTTTTTTTAGAAGCCAGTCTGCTTCTACTAAGAAAAGTAGGGATATGCAGGGAGTACGACTTAGATTTCAACGCGAAATTTATGACTCTTTTAAAAAGTTTGTTAATTTCCCTCAGTTAGTATTACCTGAAAGAATTGAGAAAGATATTAACGAAATTACTGATAAAGAGATTAAGCAAAAAGCAAAAGAGCTGAGGGAGTTATGGGGGTTATCACAAAATACCCCAATTACAAACCTGATTGAACTTGCGGAGATTCATGGTGTAATAATTTCAGAGTCCAATATGTCAGATGAAAAACTTGATGCAGTATCTGAATGGATTGATGATAGACCATTCATAATGCTTACTGATAATCATGAATCGGCAGTTAGAAGAAGGTTCAACGTAGCTCATGAGCTAGGACATATTATTCTGCATGATGAAATAGAAAGTATCTATGAATATGGTTCAATTGAATTCAAAAAAATAGAGGAGCAAGCACATCAATTTGCATCTCACTTATTATTACCAGACAATGGGTTTACTGAATCTTTAATCTCAACTAATTTAGATTTTTACATCGAGTTAAAAAAACACTGGAAAGTTTCAATAGCTGCAATGGTTTATAAAACAGCAAAACTCGGCTTTATAAACGAAGACCAAAAACTTTATTTAAATAAGAAAATATCATTTAATAAATGGAGAAAAAAAGAACCGCTTGATGATATAATTCCATTAGAAAAACCTACCTTATATAACAAAGTATTTTCCTTAATAGTTGACAATGAGATTGTCCCAAGAAGTGATTTGCTTGCAGATTTGGCATTGCCCTTAGATGAATTGAATAAGTCATTAAGTATTAATAGTTCTGAAGAAATTGTACCTAAGCCACAATTGAAAATTATATAAATCTTCGCCCTCCGGGGCGTTTTTCTTTACAACAAAAAAACAGGGATTGATCCTGTCTTCTAATATTGTTTTTTAACAAACTCCACTGCATCAGTAGTCCCTAATGTACCATCTTTACTTACTTGCTGAAATTTTATATGAGTCTTATCAATTGGAGTGATATGAAATTCAGTGCCTTTCTTATCAATAAGTAGAATTTCTTTACTATCCTCATCATCTATATATTCTTGTGAACATTTAGCGATAGGATGCTCTCCATCTCTAATTTCCCAGTCATTTTCATCTTGTTTAATGATAGTGTAAGTCATGTTCCAGTCCTTACTATACCAATCGCCTTGTAACCAATCTGAACTGTCTTCTCTAGTCTGACAACTACTCAATACGATTAAACTAAAACCTAAAGCTAAAATTGTAAATACTATTTTTTTCATATTGTTCTCCAGGCATATTTTTTAAAATAATATCAAATCGTTAATGATTATGCAAGGTATTTTACTCAAAACATTATTCTTTACAAAATAATTTTGTAGGAATATAATAAAACCACGAGTAGAACTCTTTAATTTTTCAGAAAGTACCTTTTGGCGAGGGTGTTTTTCTTTGCTTGCATGCATATTTTTGTTATAATTAAGTTTCTAATACTGACACCCCTTAATTGGGGATCTTTTTTATTTACGAAATAATGAGATTGTGTTATACTAAGGTTGACTTTCTAGAGTTATCGCTCCTTATTTGGAGCGTTTTTCTTTACATCCAAGAATATAAATCATATAATATAATCTCCCCTTTGAAAATATAATTTTTTCATAATATCTTTCACACTACTCTATATAAGAGTAGTTTTTTATTTCACAAGTCGTTTCAGTTTACACTATATTATACAAGGAGTATAGTAATAATACATTCAAATTATAAACGCTTGAACACCTTGCCGCCATGCAGGGTGTTTTTGTTTACAAAATTCTGATTAAAGGTTATACTGTATGTAGTTTTGCAACTAACACCGTTTTTGACTAAGTGACGGTGTTTTTTTATTATTCTTTTAAGAAATAAGTTCTATAATACACTTATTCCGAAAAAACTTTCATAAAGTTTACTCCGAGCGTCCCTCTCCTAACTGGGGCGGCTTTTTGTGCTATAATAAATTTGAGCGGTTTAGAACTCCTGCTCACCTCGTATAGCCATTCTTCGGAGTGGTTTTTTTATATCAAAAAAGCACTAGCATTAAGCCAGTGCCGGAACGTGATTAGAGCAAGGTATGAATAATATAGTATAAAACTAGATTAACTTGCACTAACTGTTATAATATTAACAATTTTATAAACAATTGTCAATATTGATATGCTATAATATATTTGGGATGTTTGTGGGATTTCATCCTATTTCTAGAGTTAAGCTATTCTTCGGAGTGACTTTTTTTATTTATTGAAAAAGTTGTATAATAGTTTTAGTGGATGAGAAAAACACTCAATTACACACACTTGATAATCTGCAGTTCCATCCACACAGATCTTATATAATAACCAAGATAAGTGCTACAGATTATCATACTCGGTTCTTTAGATTAGTTGGTTAAAGTCCCCCGCTCATAACGGGGTTAGCGCTGGTTCGAGTCCAGCAAGAACCATAAATAGGTAGCAAAAAAGTAGCAGAAATAGTCTAAAACGGTAAAAAAGTAGGTATCTTTATTTTTCAATAAAGTGCTATAAACCTTTTAAAATAAGCACTTTATTAGTTTCAGAAGACATCGAATAATGTCGGTAGTGCATGGATCTCATGGATAATTTTAAGAAATAAATCATGGGAGTAGGTGCATACATTTGAAAAAAATTCAATGACATAAATTTTGAAAGAGTTATCAAAATAGTAGCAAGGTTTTGTCCCAATTTTGTTAAGAAAAAGTGAATAAATAACTTGCCTATTTTTTTACTTACAATGATCCTTTCGCTTGAAAAGTATCTTGAAACCTCATAAAATTAAACTATTTATGCACCAGTAACTATTCTATAAGCTTTCTATTCTTTATAGTATTCTAGTGTGTAGCAAAACGCCTAATATTTATTAGGTGTTTTTTAATTACATCTTGTATTGTAATTGTTTTGTGTTTAGGATAAAATTACTATAATGAACTTACTGGAGGAAAGATGAAAAAAAACAGAGTTGAAGCCTTTACAGATGCAATTGTTGCAATAATTTTAACAATCATGGTTTTGGAAATTAAAGTACCGGAAGGGACAAGTGAATTTTCAGCTTTAATAGAAAAAGCACCCTACTTTATAGCATTTATAATAAGTTTTATATTTATTTGTGCTGCTTGGTATCATCACCATTATTTGTTAGCTAAGACAAAGTGGTTTTCACGTAGAGCTTTTTGGGCCAATAACCTATGGCTTTTAACAATGGCGCTCATTCCGCTTTCTACAGCTTGGGTTAGTGAATTTCCGATGGCACGTGCACCAGAGTATTTTTATTTTATGGTTTATGTATTGTGGGCAGCAGCTTATTATTTATTAAATTGGATATTATATCTTGATAATCGTCAATTTGATGGAGCTAAAGAACTATCATTTAATACAGTTCATAGAAAGATTCATCAATTTATCGATATTCTATTATTGGCTGTTGGTATAATAGGAATTTATTTTGTTCCTATTATGGGATTGGTTGTTGCATCGCTACAAATCATAACGTGGGTAGTTTCTTCTCCTGCAGATTCAGATAAAATAGAAGTTGATTAG